AAGTCGCTGACGCAAACTTACGACCTCATTACGAAGTTGTGTTAATTCTTTGTTTTGTGACTCGCTGGTAGCCTGCCACATAGCCAAGACCGCTTGGGCTTGACGAACTTGCAGGGAGTCCGATTCGACACGGCCCTTGGTGAACCAAGCGACCGCTCCACCGACGATTGCTGCAACGCTCCCGACGATGGTGGTTTCGATTAGGTTCATTACTTGTTCGGCTCGCCCTTTGTTTTATCCAAGGCCATCCAACCTACTGAAAGCAAGGTCAATACGGAACCGATGATTTCGGTGAGAGTGGCTGCATCGATGATGCCTTTGGCGACGAGGGTTCCACCGATGAAGGTCAAAAGGTGGCGAAGTAAAGCGATGACGGCTGATTTCATTAGGGGTAGTTTAGGGGTTTCGGGGTTGCGTTTGCGGAATAATCTCATTTGCTCTTGGGTTTGTTGGCGTTGTAGTCTGCTTCGTATTGTTCCTCCCAACCTGCAAAGGCGTGGACTCCGCAAGGTTCGGGCCAAGTTTCGTACTGGGCAGCCTCTTCAGGAGCGTCGCCCTCCCAAAGGATGTCGTAGGCGATGAACTTGTCCAAGACCCCAAGGGCCACCGCAGCGGTCGTGCCTGTGCATAGAGCCAGCACCTTGTCAGCGTCGGCCTGCTTGGGGAATGCGTACTTGCGAAACGTAGCCATTAGAGGGTCGTAAGGGCGGCCAGTTCAGCGTTGGTTAAACGAGTGGTGTAGAGGGCTAACGAGCGGATGCGGTCGTTTAAAAAGGCTCCACGAACACCTGCTGATATTCTGCTTCCTACGTTAAATTGAGTTAGCAGGTTTGTAGGGAAAGTCCCTGCCGTTGGTGTTGCCGAGCCTATTTGTACTCCATTCAGGTATGCCGTAAAGTTAGAAGAGCCGTAAACCACTGCAATTTTGTTGACACCTGTTAGATAACTACCCGTAACTGGTAAGGTATAACTTGACCCTCCGCTTATACAACCTATGTTAATGGTCGCACCAGCACCTATAAAAACCCTGTTCGTTGAATCTCCTGAATCAAGTTGAATAATTGCTCCTGCATTTGTTGGACTTCTAAAATCCACCTCCGCATAAATCGTCCCCTCGGTCTGCCCGATGCATCCGCTGACTGCGCCTGATAGGGTTATCACGTCTGCGTTGCGGCTTCCTGTACCTGCGGTGGTGGCGATGGGCGATGTAGCAACAGGGCCGACCTCGCCTTGGGTAAAGTCAACCTCAATGACATCGCCACTTACTGCCATCCGAATACCAACGGAGCCATTTAAAACAGTTTGGGCAGCACAGGCGACTTGAGTGTATCCGCTTGTAATTGTAACGGTTGTCCAGTTAGTTCCACCATTGGTTGTTAATTGGATAGCCCCCGTACCCGTTACCCTGCGAATGTAGGCCGAGAAAACACGGCTCTGCGATACATTAACTAATGCTTGGAGGACCGTTCCGCTTACAGCCGTTGCGGTTAGCGTTGTGGCTCCTGAAGCCGTGCCGTCTGCCCCTACTGCATTTTTTGCAGCCGTTATGCTTGTCTTTACCCAAACGACGTTGCTTAAATCCCTGCTATGCAAAGCCAAGTTGGTCGCAGCAGCCTCCACGAGCAACGCAGGGCAGCCACCGCCAAGAGGATAGTCCAACCTTGGAATACCACTTGCAACGCTCTCCACAAGACCACTCGCATTCACACGGGTCGCAGTCGTCGCACGGGTAACATTGAAGTCGCCCGATGCTCCCAAGACCACACCGCCCGAAGTCGTAGCGACTGGGGTGTAGAGTTTGCCTGTTTTGAATCGTGCAGGTACTAAAATCAGCGATGGTGTCGGCATTGTTAGAAGTTGAAGATTGCAGCGAATCGGACGAACAGGCAGCCATTAACGGCAGCCTCGGCAGCGGTCGCCCCGTCAGCCGTAGCCCTTGCGTTGAAAGCACCCCAAACCCCGGCAGCAAGTCCGCCGATGAGCATATTGGTCGGGTAGCCGTAGCCGTAGCCGATTAGCATTACAGGAATGTGTAACCGATGACTGAACCTGCGCTTGGAGTAACGGCAGTAATCTTGCCTCCGTTGCGACCGCTGATAACGATACCAGCGGAAACGGATTTGCCACTCAAGTTGTAAGCGGTTAGAAGGTTCTCGCTTCCAGTTCCGGTAAGGGTTGTAAATGTGGCAGCAGCGTTGACTACCAAGAAGTCGTAGTTCTTCCCGGTAACAAGTCCATCAATGAACTCCATCGTACCGCCCTGTCCGAGCATTTGTTGCAATATGGGTGTAGGCATTTTTTAGCGTTTAATTGTAAATGTCTTTTATGTGGGAATTTCACAAACTGAATGACCATAGGGGATTTCAAAAGTCATCGTCGCCTGCCACCCTGCCGTGCGGTCGTCCCGGCTCTCTACGAAGCGTGTAAGCGATACGCTGGATGAGAGTGTCCAGTCCTCGCTTGGGTCGTTTGTGAGCGATGATATGAAGTCCTGTGCGATTTGCAACTGGTCGCTTAAGACCTCGTCCTCGTTATCCTGCCAACCCAACGTAGGGCTGCCCGAAACCACTCCGCCCATCGGTTTAATGGATTCAACACGGTCAGAAAAGTAAACCCCAACCACCAAGTCCAAAGTGCCAGCGTCAGTAGTTGCTGACTGAACGTCCGCAAAAACGAGCGGATAGACGATGCGCTCACGGCTTGGGGTTCGCAGGTTGATGGTGTTGTCCGTGCCTACCGCAAGAGGGTCGCCCGTCCCGAAGGAGTTGACCTGTGGATGAGCATTTGCAAGGTCCAGCAGGGCTTGCTTGATTTTTATCCATGACATAAGTCTGCAGTTTCAGTATGTTTTTTTTATGCGCTCCCATCGTCAGCAGTCATTACACGCCCCAAATTGACCGTAAGGGTAGGGGTAATCCAAGTTGCTGATTCCCATTCTCCTGTTGCGGTCCAAGACCATCCCGGTGCGGTAGTTGGTTGCGTTCGGGTAGATGGTGTCAAGAGCAGAAGGAGGCGAGTTCCAAAGCGGATAGGCGTTGCGGTTCTCCATCAAGTACCGGGTAATGCGTTCGGAATACCACTCGGCATCGTTCTTGACTTTGTCGGTCAGCCGTGTGATTTCCTCCATGCTCATTTGGCTTGATTCCTCGCTCGTTCTACGGACCATCCCCTTGTTCATGTACTTGAACGCTAAGACCATGGGCAGTTCGTAGTAAAGCCATTGAATCATTGCGGGTTGGATGTAGTCCTCCAAGAGCGTTTGGTTGAGTGCAGACGTTGAACCGCTGACCACTTGGCTGACGAGTTCCCCGTACAACGGAGAGCCAACGATGGGCTGAATCCGCATTTCCTGCACCTTGACAACCGTTGGACGGATTTGGGTGTAGGATACGTTCTCGTTGATGATGCTATTGTCGAGCAGCGTTTCTTCGCTTATGAATAGTGCCTTCATGCCTTGCTGATTTTATTGCCTTTGCGGATAACGAGTTGCTGCTCCCATACGTGCCTGCATTGTGGGCGATTCACTCCGCTCGGTGTGTGATACCAACCGCCTCTGCGATTCCATACCGAATATCCCATGATTGCAGAAATCCCGTCGATGTCTTCCCGTGTGTAAACCTTCCCCTGCCCTGCCAAGTCCAACATGACCTTGCAGAACTCACGGCTGGAGCCTTTGTCCTTGTTGCTGAAACCTGTCGCCCATGCGTACTTGTAGCGGACTTCCAAGACTGGCTCGGCAACTTCCTTCACGTTCTTGGGAAGGTTCTGCTCGGCTATCTTGTCCACCGCCCGGCTGATAGGGTAGCGGTCCTTTGTGATTAGGTAGGCGACTCGCTTGGCGACCTTCGCCTTGCTGACCCCGAACTCCTTTGCCATTTCTTCAACGCTGGCATCCCGGTTCTTCTTGCGATACGCTTCAATCTTGAGGTCAAGTTCCTTTTCTTCTTCGCCCAGTTCGGCAAAGGCCTGTCGCACTTGGTCGTCTAAATCGGTGTCGAACCGCATCGGCTTGGAGTGCATCACATGGTAATCGTCTGCATGGCTTCCAAACTTACTTGCAACCACTTCCAAGACCTTAAATTCTTCTTCGCCCCATCCGTAGTCCTCGTCGTCTTCTTCGCCCCACGTAGGCTCGCTAAACTCTTGGGCCTGAACGCCCAGCATCGTGTCAATCTCTTGGGCTGATAGACCGAAGCCGGCTGACAACATGGTCCGAGCCATCTCCAGCGTGATTTTCTCCTGCATATACTGCCTGACAATACGCATCAGGTTTTGGTACTCACGGCCTGACAACTTCTTGATGTTGTCGTTGCTCTGCAAGGCTTCAACGGCTTGCGGTTGCTCGTCGGGTTGGGGGTTAGGACCAACCACGTCGGCAGGTTTCTCCAAGGGTTGCAGACCTGCCTTTTCCCGAAGTTCGTCTTGGGTCATTATCTGCAACAGGGCTTGTTCGCTTAGTCGCTCCGTGATGGGTTCCACCGGGATCAGTTCCATCCCTTCCACGCCATTGAAGGATCCCAAGTAGTTGATCATCCGCTCAACCTTGCGCACCCGGTCGTTGACGTAGGTGGCCTTGAATAGTTCGTATGCCTCGACCAATTCGTTGCGACCACCCAATTGGCCCTCGGTCTTCACCCCGAAAAGCATCGGGTTGGTTACACGATGGGCGATGAATATCTCTTGCTGAATGGCCTTGTTCAATATCTCGAACTGCTTATCCATGTCGCTCGGAGTGAGCGGTTCCAGCGTCGGGGCCTTGGCTGCATCGTCGTTGAAGGTTACAACGAAGCGACCAGCGTTATCCGTACCGCTGAACTTGCGTTTGATTTGACGCTCGATATCGCCCTGTTCTTCGGGGGTTGGGATTCCGTTGTTGAAGTTTATCAAGTAACCGCCCCAAAAGTTGTTTCG